TTATGATGTATAAAGCATTGAATAGTAGAAATCATTTCCTCATTACTCATTATCTTATATTGTATTTACCTTTGTTTGGATTACTTAATTGTGATGTAATTGCATAACGTGCTGCATCAATACAATGATTAAAAGCATCAATTGGTTTGTTAATGGTATTACCCTCTCTGTCTTTCATCCAACTATAACTTTGTAATTCTTTAATTAGATTCTTGCTTGTTGAGGTTACATAAATATCATTTTGATTTATTAAGTTGATACCATATACAATTGAATCTCTACCTTTTTTAACTGGCATTACTTTATGTCTATACGTTCTTAATTCTGCAATTGATTTAGGCTCTGCTGAATCTGCATATATTACATCGTTTATATTAAGTTGTTTAAGTATGTTTGATATATCTACGTTTAGTAATTTAGTCTGATGTATAACCTCATCTAAAATATAAGTGTTATTGTATTTGTATAAACCAATTAATGTTGTTGGGTCATTTGTATAACCAAAGTCCATTCCGTAACATAACAATCTTGCTTGTGTTGGTAGTTGTTTAATCTCTTTCCAATCTGGAATACATACACCATCTAAACTACCTATTTGACCAAGACCATACACTTTCCACCAGTTTGCCCAATAAGTACTTGTCTTTGCTTTATGTTGTGCAGCTTCTATATCTGCTACAATCGTTTCTGGCAATGCTTCATTGTCTTTGTATGTTAATGTAATAAAGTCTGCATCATCGTTGCCTACAACTTCTTTATGCGCCCAAAAATTAGCAGTTGGATTAAAGTCAATCCATATATCTCCACTTGTTCTAATACTTAATTGTGTGTATGCTTCAAAAGGTACATTGTTTGCTTCGTTTACATACAATACGTTTCTTCTTGCACCTCGTAGTTTGTCTGGTTGTTCAACACTAAAAAATTCTATGTAACTACCATTTGTAAATGTGTACTTTAAAGCAGACCTATTCCATTGGCTATCTCTAAACCTATTGGTTGCTATCATAATCTTTAGAAAGTCTTTCATAGCACCTCTACGCAAGTGAGGTATAGATTCAGATACTACACTTGTTTCTGTGTTTGGTGTTCTTATACATCTATCAATAAGTATAGGCAATATACCAAATGTTTTACCAGCTGATGTACCACCTTGTATTACTTTCTTTCTTTTCTTTAACTTGTAAAGTTTCTTTATTGCAGTTGTAACTTGAAACACTAATCTAAATCAAATAAAGGTTGTTCTGATGTTATTGATATATCTTTTGTTTCTTTTGGTTTACCAGCATAATAATTATAAAACATTTGAACGTATTTAAAATTACCTTCTTCTACTCCTTTTTCAAGTGCTTTAAATGCTTTTGGCTCTAATGGTGTAAGTCTTTCAATCATCTTAACTTCTTCAGCTTTAGATGGTCTACCTCCTTTATTACCTTTTGTTCCTTTGTTATTTGTTCTTCCGTCCATAATCAGTTTAAATTAGTTTACTAATTATATAATAAAAAAAACCTAACATTTTACTGCTAGGCTTTAAATTAATTAAATTAACTTTTCATCAAGTTGTTGAATCCAGTTCCTTAACATCTTTTTATTACAAGTGCAAGGCTCACTATACTTATGATTAAAATACTTTGAATGTAGTTTACACATTATTTTAAAATCTTCATTTGACATTGTTGATGTTGTTCTTTGTTTTACACCTTGCCAAATAATTTTATCTTCTACCATAGTTCAATATCATTTAATTGTTCTTGTCTTTCATCACAACCACAATCATCTCCCCATATTTTTTTAACTACCCATTTGATACCAGTATAGTATGTTATTCGTTCTATTAAATCTCCTAGTTTCATTCTTTTATTTTTTCTTTTAATCTGTCTTTTACTTTTCTGTATGTGTTATATAAAGAATGGTATGTAATATTTGTTTTCTTTGATAGTTCTGTTATGCTATATTCGCCTTGTATTAAGTTATATACTTTTTTATCATACCAATGTAACTTTTGTAGTTCTTGTTCAACAACATCATTTGCATCATAAAAATCAATATATTCTCCAGATTCTAAATCAAGCACCAAGTCTAAAGATATCTTGTTTTGTTTCTTCTGCTTATTCTTCATTTGTAAAAAAGTAGTGCGTAAAGTTAAATAGATATAATAATAGTTTACTTCATCTCCGTAGGCTATGTTTAAACCCTTTTTAAGCATCTTTCCAATAACAAGGTACATATGTGATACAATGTCCTCTGCTTCTTCTCTATTGCAGCCAAACTTTAATGTGGTGTTTATCCATTTATTATGAGATTCAAAAATCTTCTCTAACATAGTATTGTGTTTGCAACAAAGTAATATAAATAAGTTAAAGTTTACTAAATACTTATACTATTTTATTAACACTTTTGAAAAGGGTATAATTACCCCAAGTACATAGAAATATATTTTTATTTGATTATCTCTCAACGTTTATGTATGAATGCATACACAATGATAAATAGTTACTAAATAAACATATAATTATATAATACTTTTAAAATGACATTTTACAAATAATCAACTATATTTTTTTCTTATACAAAACTTAATTAGTATAAATTTTATTTATTAATAAGCAAAATCACTTATGCCACTTGATGCTTGTATTACTTCGCACTTGTCTTTACTTTTCCAATCCCAGCTCTTTTTCATTATAATTATTCTTTCAATAACCTCATCTATTTTATCTTCTGGTATATCTTGTAAAACTTCAAGAATAGGATTTGTTTTTATATTTTCTTTTAAATCTTTGTGCTTTTGTTTTAACTCATCGTACTTATATGTTAAGTATTGATTTCTTATATAAGAATCTTGATTAAATTCTAAATTGTTTATTTCTTCAAAACTATCTTCTATTTCTGCTAACCTAGAATTGTATCTTTTATACATTGGATATTGGTTAACAAGGTGTATTACTGTTGCGTGATGCATTGTCTTTCCTTCTGATTGAAAGTATAAAGCAATGTTTGTTAAACCTATTCTTAATTTCTTTCTTAAAACATAACATACTAATGCTCTCATCTCTACATAATCCCTTCTCCTTGTGTTGTCAAATATATCAAGTCCAGATACTTCTTTTACACTATCTCCTATTTTCTTTATATCTTCTATATTCATTTATTCTGCTCCGTTATCAATTAATATTTTGTCTGTTACGTTTGTTACTTCTTCTTTGTTTAATGTATATGCTTTACATACTTCTTGTATCTTACAGAAATCATTAAAGTCAAATTCATTTAGCACCCATTTAACAAACTCTAATTTGTTTGCAATTAGTTTATCTCCTAAACCTTTATCGTCTACATCTTCAATCTTATTATAGTATTCAGATTCAATGTGCATTAACTCTTTTATAGTTCTGTTTACATTGTTCTTTACTCTGTGCCTAAATAAACCAGTACGCATTGCTTCTTCTAAAAAGTGTTGGTTTACAAATGATGTTATTATTGCACCACTAATCTTTTCTAAATTCTTTTTTGTTAGCTCCATATTTGGTAATTGTAATTGTGTTCGTTATAGTATTGTTTTGTTTCTTCCACCTTGTCTATTAATAATTGTTCAAGATAGTTGTAGATATAATCTATTTCATCATCTGATGCTTTGTATATTTCTTCTCCTTGATAGAAATTAGTTTCTAATATCTCATTCTTTAAACTTACTTCTATTAAGTATTGTTCAGTATCTGAAATCAAAGTTACTTCATTTGGCAATGAGTTTATACAAAAATCTCTATTGTGATACTCTGGCTCAATTGTTTTTATTAGTTTAATTAATTCCATCATTTAGTTTTTTATACACTTCTGTTTGTGCGTTGTTTTTCTCAATCATTATTTGTACTTCTAAAATTTCTATTTTATTTTCAAGCCACCAGTTATCACTATTTTTAGCATAGATTTTAATTAGTTCTAATGTTTCTAAAGTTTCTGGTGTTAAGTTGTTTTGTTTTCCCATTTGTTTTTGTTTTTAACTGTTAAATAATATTAATATCATTGATATAAACCATAAGCACATATAAGCAACTATCATAATCATAAGTAGTACAAATACGAACTCTCCGAATCTTGTAAGCATCTTCTTCATAA